CAGTTGCAAGCTGTTCAAGCGCTGGAAGGGTTTGAGCGGCTGTTCCAGTAAACACATCCGGAATACCTAACCTAGCATTCACATCACTGGTAGTTATACCCGTTGGGTCTCCGTCTATGCCTCCAATAGCTGTTGAGGTTTTAAGAGTAGCACTGAATTGCCCACTCTGTAGGTACAATTTGTTAGCACTACTTCCACACCAAGGAGTGTTGGTTCCGTCCCACGATACGTCATTAGGCGTAACGTCTATTCCGCCAATCCCTAAAGAGGTTTTGATAGTAGCACTGAATTGCCCACTCTGTAAGTACAATTTGTTAGCACTGTTGCCCGCCCAAGGTGTGTTAGTGCCATCAAAAGATATACCGTCTGGTACCGTGTCTACTCCACCAATACTCAGGGAGGTTTTAAGAGTAGCACTGAATTGCCCACTCTGTAAGTACAGCTTATCATCGACTTGACCAACCCACGGGGTGTTGGTTCCGTCCCACGTAATATCTCTAGGTCCGTTGTCTATTGAACTAGTAACAAAGGAGGTTTTTAGGGTTGCGCTGAACTGTCCACTTTGTAAAAAGAGCTTGTTAGCAGTACCATCACCCACCCAGGGAGTATTAGTGCCGTCCCAATCCATTCCTTCGTTATTGCCAGAAAGCGAAGATATATCCCTAGAGGTTTTCAGTGTTGCACTGAACTGACCGCTCTGAACGTACAGCTTATCAGGGTTAGCATCTCCGCCACCTCCCCATGGTGTATCAGCCATTATGCATCTCCGAAAAACCGCGTGTTATCTCATTCAGAGGCACCTCTACCATATGCTCTGCCAAGTAATCAAAATGAGCGTGTATTGAGAAACCCGCCTCAGTCGCCCTCTCGCAGAAAGCTAAGTCATTGCCTCTCTCAACTCGCCCTTTATTCCACTTACGTTGGAACGCGCCGTATCTAAGGTCACTGTGTTCAAATACTCTTCGCGCCGCTACAAAACACCCCGTACCTATGGCGTCTACTTTCTGCAAACCCTCCCGGCAAGGCCACTCTCGATAAAGACCGGTGGCTTGATCAAACTGGTAAGCGTTCCAATACACAGGGCGTTCACCGTTTCTAGTATTATGGTATATGGGTGTGGGGCAACCCACGACGTCCTTATCCAATTCGATAAGGTCTAAGGGGTTGTTTTCAGGGGGGTTGTCAGCGTCTATACTAAGCCAGTAATCGTAAGAGCCTTCAATGAATAAGTCTACACAATCTTGCAGAGTAGCTTCGAAAGGCTTGTTGCTCGGCATCTGGAGTATCACGTGATACCGTTTGTCCTGTAGTATAGCCAGAGCCTTGGCCATTACAAGTTTATGTATCCAGTGTAAATTAGGTAAGGCTAGTAATACCTTTTTCCGGGTCATGAGGGTACATTTATCCTCATAAACTTATTCCCTTATAGAATTCCAAAGCCTCTTCTTAACTTAGCCTCAGTCCAAGACTTGTCTGTATTTCTCCTAACCCCCGGCTCTGCGTCGTCAGGGTCGAGGGCTTTCATTATCCTGCTGTCGTTCTCTTGCTTTACTTGGGCAGATACCTGTAGAGAATCCAGTAAATCTTTCTGTGCCTTAAGGGCCTGAAGCCTTGACTGATCTATATTCTCTTCAGGCATATGCGCGTGTCCTTTGCTCTCCCAAAACACTTGAGCTTCAGGCTCAGTCATCACTGTAACTAGAGACGGAAAAGTGAGTACTGCCTCATCAGCAAACTGCTGGCTGACAACCAACATACCTAACTGCTGGCCTGCAGGACTATCTGCGGTTTCTTCTGCGTGCCCAGATGCTTTGTCATATACCCAAGTTACAATCTGCTGAGCTTTCACCAGGTGCTCCTTGTCCTCTTTAGTAACACCACTAGCTGCCAACGGTAAGGTAGTCCAGTCAGGGTGGTCAGCATGACCGTTGGGTCGTAACCCAATTACTACTCTTATGGGTACCCCATCAGCCATTATACTAACGCCCTTGCTGCAGCCACATTCGCTACTGTTACAGGCCACAGCCCAAGCTCTGTAGCTCTACTCTGCCCGTTCGCACCTTGTCTCAACGTATTTAGCGCTGTGATAGCAGCAGTGCCAGCTCCGAATAGGAATACCATGAAAGCTACGTTTGCAGCCCCAAATGGGTCAATAACTGCCCGACCACAGAAAGACATCCACAGATCACGCTGAGTGTCTGTGAGAGCACCGAACTGGGTTGAGTCTGTAACTGAAAACGCCTCGTCACCAGTTATGGACCCCCGTGCTAGATCACGAATGAGCAGATTCATATCTATCTGCACCTCGTCGTCCGTCATGGCGGAGTAGACCCGACCCAAAGGATCGGTATCTATCTCCGCTTTGAGGGCTACTAAGTCAATTGCCATGACTTAACTTTCAGGTTGTGTTATCGTCCATGACGTTAGAGATACAGTTGCGCCTGATACGATTGACAACGTATTGAAGTTGAAGTCAGCGCCTGACGTTCCTGCCTCACCGTCAATATGGTCATCAAGGGGAGTGTCAACTGAGTTCGCAGAGCTCGCACGACAATATCCCAATGTGCCAGTGGCGTTCGCAGAAGTGTCGTCGTCGATTGTATTAGCCGTTGCAGTCGCACCAGGAGCTGCGTCAGACGCGGCGCCGAAGGTTGTAGCTGTGTTTGCGTTAAGGGCAAACAACAATGTTCCCGAAGCTACGGTGTCAGGATCGGCTGGCTGTGTGCCTACACGTCCTTCAACAACTGCGCCGACCGTTCCTTCGTCGAGGTTGTCAACTGCCGCATCGCACATAAGAATTGCGACTTCGTTTGAGATGCGGGTATTCAGTGCACCAAGTGCGAGGGGTTGTGCGTGTAAGGGTAACGCGTCAACAATGCCACCCTCACCGGACGCCTGATCAGCCTCGGCCTCACGAATGCGTTCCTCGCCCTCGCCTGCGTACATAGGCCAGTAAACGTTTTTCGGAACGACAATTTCACCTTTTTTGGTAACCAAAATTTTCTGTCGGAACCCAACGTGACGATTACCAACATTCGTTGTGCCGATCTTTCCAACAATGTGAACACCGTTCGGATCAATAGCCAATTTGTCTGCGAGCAACTGTTCAAATTCGTCCTGGCTTCGAGGGCCGAAATGGTTGTCCACCATTTTGTTAAATTCTTGAAGCGTGATGCTTCCCATGCGACCGCGAATGGCTTCGAGCATGAATTCGAATTCATCCTTGAATGTGAAATTGTAGAAGTCCTGCATCACGTAGGACTTGCCACTGACGAACTTACCTTCAACAGCTCGGTGCATTACGTCAGGCCTCAAAAACTCGGACGCGTAATGGGAGGCCGCGTTGCTCATAGTGACTGTATCGATTGTTCTCATTTTATTATCCTTGGTATGAGAAAATTAATTACTTGCGCTTAACGGGTTTGCGCTGTTTCGTACCGGTTTTTCTCACGCCCTTGGGGGTTACCGGATAACCTTTACCTTTTGGCATTGATTTATTCCCTGGTTAATGGTTAATTATTCTTTAATATTTTTAAGCCCTCCACTTCCCATTGTAAACCGTGATTATCGTCCTTTTCCCATTTGGATAAGTGATTACGTGTGAATGCGACCAAGAAGAGGGCCCTCCGTTGTAATCGAGTTCGAGATACGAGCACGTACCAGCTACATACATGCCGTCAATTATTTGTGTTGAGTGCGTGTGCCCGGTGTTTGCTTTCATCCCCATACGGGATAAGTTAAGAGGCGCGCCTCGTACACCGTTGGGTCCTACGTGCCCATGCATCCCACATTCGATTGTGCCTGCAATTTTAAACGGGTCTTCATCCCTAAGGAATTTTATGCTATTAGGAACACCCAATTTTCGAAGGACATGCTCAACAACGTGAAATCTTTTTTTATTATCCCGAATAGCTTTGTAACATGCTAACTGCGATTCCAAATAAAATATCGCATTGGGGGCGTCAGTTTTGAAATCAGCCTCTCGCAGCCATTTGAGTAATGCGTTGTCGTGGTTCGACGAAACAACAACTGTTTTACAAAAGTCTCGTTGCACATCGTTGACGAGAAAGTCCGCTACAGTCTGTAATTCGCCTTCGACGCTCTCGGTACCTTTGGCCCATAAGCTAAAGTTTTTATGATGGTCGTTTCTGTTATGATGGTTGCGTCTATAGAAATCAATCATGTCATGCATGAATTGATACTTTGGTTTCAATGTATCAATTATTGAGTCCTCGCCTATCCAATTCATTTTGTGAATGACGGGATCAATTTGTTCACGATGCACGTCGCCCCAATTGATGCCCTCGACGCGATTGAAGTGCGTGATCTCACCTTTTGAAACTACGATGTCTAAGTCTTGGAATTCGCCTTCTGTGTTTGCGTTCAATTGACGCACCCACCAATTGCCTTCGTGATCGACTTCAACGTGAAGGGCACCATACGTGTGATGAAATCCGGCTTTCAACCCAGACTTTTTCTGAATGTAATTTCGTGCGGTAGCCGTTCCCGTCGTGTAATTGAACTTCGTCCCATACGCCTTCAGTGAGGGTATGCTCTGCAAGGCCATTTTAGCATGAGGGAATATGCCTGATTTGACTCCTGTGTACGTGTCGAACCCGGATAAGGGCCTTACGTCGGTGGGCAAAGTGTTTTGCTCACCGCAGTAGACCAACATGGGCGCCAATTCAATTGGCTCGTTCGCGATGTACTTATCAAATATGTCGTCAAACCACAAGTCAGCAACATCGTCAGCAGTTGGATCGGACCCCGGTTTGATCGATTTGCGACCGTAAGAAGTTTTGTTGTAAGTGAATTGTGAGCAAAGTATTTCAGCGCCTAGGTACTCAGCATACACTTCGAGGTTCGCGAAAAAATCGTAGTGGACAGTCGTGTTGTTTTGAGCTGAGGTTATTAGGTAATGAGAGGTTTTTCCTTCGTCAGGCAAGGGGCGCTTCTTCGCCTTCTTCGCTTGAATTTGACCTCCTGAAAGATCAGGCTTCCATTCGATGCCCAGTTGCTCCTGGGCTTGTTCGAGACGATATCGAATTGCCCTTCTAGATATTTGTAAAAATTTTGATGATGCGCGAACCGAACCGCCCATTAACATAAAAATGCGGTGTGTCTCACGAAGGTCATCCTCCGTGAGTAGCTGACTTGGTCCTGCCATGTTTAACCTTTATTTTTTAGTGATGCAAGAGCGCCGATGACTTCCTTTACCATCGTGTCTATTTTTGTGTCTAAGCGATTGATGTCGCCTTTCAAGTCATTAATTTGAGTTGTTACAAGACCCGACAAATCAGTCTCAAGAGTTGCCATTTGTGTTTCTACAGCACGCACCCTTTCGCTAAGATGCTCGTGTTCCTTTTGCAAGGTATCAGTCGTGACGAGGGCTTTACCCTGCGACATTACTTTTATAACTCCAAATGTTAAAGCCACAACTGACCCGATAACAGCAATCGCTGCAGGCCAAGAAATCGATAATGGGTCCATAATTGAATCTCCAGTTCAAAGACATATTAACGAATTGTAAATGAACTGTGAAGCACAAAAATAAACCCCAGGGTTTAATCTGGGGTTTAAGTTTCGAGAGCTATCGATGCTCTTCTTATTGAGAAGGCGACTTCCTTACGTCGGATGGGTCAACGGCTGAACCGTCTTTGACTTCGTCAGGTTTCCCGCTATCGTCGCCCGCGGGTGTGTCAGGTTTCGGGTCAACTACGGGTGTATCAGGTTTCGGGTCAACTACTGAGGTGTCACGGGTGGCTGCCTTCTCGAGATCAGCGGCGCGTTTGGGATCGTGTCGGTCGGCCCACAAAGTCCATCCACGCTTGGCAACGTCGCTTGTATTCGCGAGCTGCGGCGCAGGATCATGCGGGTCTTTGGGATTGACAATATGAACGGTCGGGTAAGTTTTTACTGATGCCATCGGGTTTCTTTCTTATAAGGTTAAAATCGTTTGGGAGGCCCCGTTAAGAGCCTCCCGTTACGATCACACAGGCGCGATTGAAGTTGCACGCAGGGCACGGACAGCAAGCTGACCGTCGAGAACCTGGGTACCGTACAACGCATCGAGCGCGATGAAGTTGGTAGCAGTTCCGCCGTCGTAGAACATGCGGGCACGAACACTGAGGCCCGTAATGGGATCCGTGACCGTGTCGATCTGCGCACCGGCGCCGTCACCTGTCATAGGCAGCGGAGCAAACGCGAGAGCGAAAGCATTGCGATGGAACATCAGGTTGCGCAAGTGAGCCGCTTCCTGAGTTGCGGACAAATTGTCGAAAGTGAGGACAACGTTGTCCAGGACGTTTTTGCGAAGAGGAGGATAGAATGAAACGGTAAGGGCGCCGGTCGCAACCGTACCACCCGCCGTTAGCGTATACACCGTGGGATCACCTGCGAGGGTGAAGGTGTCTCCAACTTCGACTGTCTCGACCCCAGTTCCGCCATCAAGGACCATCGTGGATACGTTCGCAAGGTATCCGGCGCCATTGTCAACGGCAAACAGTTCGTCACCCGAAAGATCAGATGCACTGACAGTTGAGGATTTCGCACTAACTGAAACGTCAGCGTTCTGAGTGGTGAACACTTCGACGCCAAACCGGCGACCAAGGGAACCATTCATCAAAGCATCACTGTTTGAACCCTGGCCCGTGATCTGCGCCTCGTGAAAAATACCAAGCTGAAGCATGGCGTTTTCCATTCCGGTATCGACCAGGTAATGGACATTCTGATCCATTGGGGCCTCGTTCTGACGCATCACTGCGCGAGGGTTAGTGATGAAGTTCGCACCAACCGCACCCGTGAGGGTACTTTTCGGGCCGACGGTCGCGCCAAGGGCGTGAAGGTCAACGTCGATCTTGTCGGCGAGAGCATAAGCTGCTGGGCCAATGTGCTCGTCGATGATGCGTTCGGAAGTATACGAGAGTTCGCGGTCAGTCAGCTTAAACTTGACTTCCTGATGGTTGTCGAGAGTGATCTGAACGTTCTGACCCACGACGTCCTGGTCGGACGAACCGACGCCAGGAACATGCGTTTCCGCGGTGAAGTGGGAAGGCCGACGAATGTTGATGGTGTCACCAAGTTCACGACCAGTCGTATTCCGCTCCTCTTCAGCACCACGATGAACCCGTCCAGCCATTCCAAGAGCTTTGAAAAGCTGAATGAGCGCCTCATTGGCGAAGAAAGTAGGATTGTAATTACCTAATGTATTGGGCATCGATTTTTCCTTAAGGTTATGCGCTCGTCGCGCGGTTCTTGGTTGCCACTTTACTTACGACGAGCGTAACCTCAGTGACGGTTTTTAGAGCCTCAGTTTAGTCAACGATTTGCATCGTTTGACCAGCCTTTGCAGCAGCTTCCTTTGTCACCTGGTAAGTCTGCGGATTACGCGCATCCTCCCGGGAGATTGTGAAACCACCACCTGTACTACCGCCCGATCCACCGCCAGCTCCACCACCAGAAGGTGCCGGGAACCAATGTGGTGCCGTCTCCTTCATGCCTTCGAGCCATTCATTCGGCGACAAGGGCGACTTTCCGTCTTTACCAAACAGCAAAGTGCCTGCGTCATCTCGAGCTACTGGATGGTCATTGTCGTCGAGTTGAAAGTGCCGCTTTGCGCGATGAATTGCATCATCATATGCGGTAGGCAGAATTTTCAGCTCAGATCCGGCTTGGCGAACCATCCCGTCAATTACGAGATTTTTTACCTTGTCGGACAACGATACATTCTTTCCTTCGAGCGTAGTCAGTGACTCGGTCGCGGCTGCGAGGCGTGCTTCAAGGTCTGTCTTCATTGCGAGAACTCGCTTTTCAACTACCTCGTCGATTTTACCTTCCGCAATCAATTTGGTCTCCTCATCCGTATTCATACGGTTGACGAGATTCTTGACCACTTCGGGATCCAATCCGTCCCACTGCTTGCCGAGTGCATCGAGCTTCTCCTGAAGCCCTTTCTTTTCAGTCAGGATTTCGTCCCGGTTGGAAGTCAATCCTTTTGTTGACGCGGCTACTGCCTCGTCAATCAGTCGTTTAACATCAGGGTTTGTTGCGTCGAGATTAACTTCAACCTCGATATCCTTCCCGTCAGCATCTTTAACAATCATCTTGGGCATATTTTGCTCCTTGGGTTTCGGCTCCTGCCTAGAACGCGCACGGGGTCTCCCCGTTTAAACATCGTTCATCGCCGAAGGTACACCTAACTTAGTTATATTTCAACCGGGGTTAGTATAACTAAGTTATAGATTATGCATTTTTATTTTGAGATTTAAGGTTTTGTAAATAATTTCTTTGTATTATGCATAATCGAAACAAGGAGAAGAACAATGACAAACATTTTCAAAGCCTACCTTAATGGTCAGGAAACTACAGCTAAAAAGGTTTCGGGTGTTTGGTTAGTAGGTGGCGATAAGGTTCAGTCAGGCGATACGGTGGAAATTTTACTATCTAAAAATGATCGACCAGCTTGGTTTTCTTTGCGAGGTTGCTTTCTTAAATTCAGTGATTTCGAGGGTTAATACAATGAACACATTGAAAAATCTTTTGATTGGAGCGGTTTTAGGTGCAATCGGTTTTTTCGCAATTGAGCCCCTCCTAAGATACATGGCAGGAATTTAATCACACGTTAACAATTTCGTGTATAATGTACATGATTGAAGCAAAGGAAGTGACATGAGAGTTTTTGGGACAGTAGTATCAGTAAGCGTTTTCGCAGCCTTCTACCTGCCGGCGATGAAAGTCGTCCTCAGTGACACAATGTACCACATTTCAACGGTACTGAACGCCCTCCCACAATGAGCGCAGAACAGGCTTTAGCGTTAGGTGTGATTGAACGCGCGTTATTAGATTCGGTTTTAGAAGACACGGATCATGAAAAACGAGTCGCGAAACGCGAAGCCAAACATTTCCTTACCGACCGAGATGGGGACTGGGCCATGTCACGCGCTTACTGGTGCGCAGCCGCAGACATCGAAGAGGCCGCGTTACGTTTTGCTTATAAGACGCATCAGGTTTGAAGTTTATCGAATGCAGCAGCCCATTGGGCGCATAGCTTTGAGCGTACTACGTCGCTATGATCGAACTCAATTAACTCCGCATCGTCAACAAGCTTTTTATTGACCGCAGTCACGACTAAGCTAAGGCCGTTTGTGCCCGGCAAGTCAGACTGACTGATATCCCCACACACGATAACATTCGACCGCATTCCAATGCGCGTGAGAAATGCTTTTAGTTCGATGGTGGTCGCGTTCTGCGCCTCGTCAATAATCATCACTGAGTCATCGAACGTCAGGCCTCGCATATGTTCAAGCGACCCAACTTCAATAACCTTTTTCGCAATTAGATTATCAACTTGACTTGATCCGAGAATGCGTTTAAACGCATCAACGAGTGGTCGAGCCCAAGGGCCCATCTTTTGCGCGAGTCCGCCAGGCAAATACCCGAGGGACCTATTCGCAACTCCAATTGTGGGACGTGTAAGTATGATTTTTTCTGTTCGGCCTGTCGCGAGCATTGTTGCTGCGTGTGAGCAGGCGAGAAACGTTTTGCCCGTTCCAGCTGGGCCGATTGCAACGACGCAGTTAGTCGTTGATAGGGAATTAAGGTATTGAGCTTGTTTTTCGTTTAATGGCGCTATCGCCTCATTGGTTTTTACTCTTTTCTTTTTGCGCTTCTTCTGTTGAGACTCAGGCATTAAGGCACTCCAATTGTGTTACCTCAGGCTACACAGATAGAGTCAAATTGTCGAGACGTTAATAAATTGTTGCAAGCTCATAGTGGGGTCCATCAATGAAGACGGGTTCTCCCCACTTGCGTTTATGTTCGATGTACCTGGTGACAATTTCAGCCGCGTCATGGGTGCCTAACTCAGCCCATCCACCTCCCCAAACGATTCTCACCTTTAGTTCAGCGGCTGCTGTAGCCATCTCGCGAGCGATTTGAATGCACGCTTGCATTTCCCAACGTACCTTACCGTTGATGAATGGCACGAGGTCGACTGCGTGACCGAACCCATCTTCCTGTCGAAGGTGTTTTGAAGCCATCGTCTTCGATACGCCTCGCTGAACGTATTCAGCCTGCTCCTCAGGTGTGCGCAGACCGTCAAGAACAGTGAAGTCAACAGGTACAATTTCAATCGCGCGCTTAACAACCGCGACAAGGTCGGGGTGGACGCCTTCGAGTTCGGCGCGTGAGTTATTTCCTAGCATGTACATGTCAAATCCTTAAATCCCTGCCTCGTCAAAGGCATCGGGCATTTTGCGTTCAAGTTCATCGAGAGTGAATTGCCGCCCCTCGTCGTTAACAAATCGTTCAGGTGCAACCCCACCCTCTTTCCACAATTTAAATCGTTTTTCACCCAATGCATCAACTTGCGCAGCTTTGCTTTGTTTATTGAGCCATTCAAAATACGTCAAATCAGATGACACCTTGCCATCCATTGATGCACGTGTCTCGGGGCGTACATCGTCAACGTCGAAACCTAGTTCACGAAAGGACTTCGTCACAGCAACTGTTGTTGAGCGACAATTGGGATGAGCGGGTGGACGTGCATTTGGGGGATGAAGAGCCTTTTCTCCTTGCTTCATTTTAAAGTCATCGCCTGATGTTACGGGGCCAACACGCCCATCTCGTTGACGACAGACAGGGCTTGTCCGCGTGTCGAGTGTTGCGACCCATTGCACCGCACGAATGATGTCCTCATTCTCTTCCCACACGGCTTGACGCCCTTGGGACGCTGCATGATTGGTCATCGTGCGAACGAGTGTCTTCGCGCCATTGCGTGACGCCTCGCGTGCACCGTCTTTAAACCTCAACGAGGAACTGCCCACAACATCGCGAACAATTTCCTGGTTCGTTCGGCCCGACACCATACCGTCTTGGATCGTTGACCACGTTCGATTGAAGTCGCTTGTTTTTAAACCGTTGATCCAATCGTTCAAAGGAAAACCGTTGAAAGGCATTGCAGATGCTGACGTTGCGACAACGCCCGGGTTGGGCGTTATAACGTCGAGGTCAATACCGATACTTGTCAACGCGCGACGGATGAGTTCGGCTTCAGTCTGTGACGACTGGCGAGACGTACCATTCAATTGATGCTCGAGGAAAGGCGTTATTTCCTGACGATAGAAACGGTCGAGGATTGCGCTGACTTGACGTTGGACAGCTTGGGCGCGAACACGAACAAATTGGGTGAGATCCTGGGATTGCAGGAAGGCTGTTAACTGTGCATCGAGACGAGCCATGCGCTCAGTGATTTCGCGTGTGTTCCTATTGGCAACACGTACCCATCTGATCTGTTGCGCAACCTGAAAGTTATTCAGGAGCTCGTTTAGCGTGTCAGGCACTCGTTAATACGCGCAGGCTCCATGAGTAGTACATTTTGCCCTCCTCGTCGGCGATCAACACGAATTCAACCATGATGTCACCGTACATTTTTCGGTCAATGATATGAAGGACCTTTCCTTTAATGGGAAATACTAAAACTCCTGCATGATAAAAAACAATCACGTCAATACACGAGTTGTCCGTAGTCAGTATGAATTCTTCCCATGCTTCTGCATTGTCTGACTTTGCAGCTATTGGCATCGCGCGTCGTGCATCTTCTTGAAGGTGACAATAGACTGAAAATACTCCAAATTGATCATTTTCAAGAGGTGATTTGTTGTATCCTTGTGCCTCAAACGCCGTAATGACGATTCCAAAAATCAGCGCTGTAATTAATACTTTCATAGGAAATCCTACTCACAAGTTTTAATATTGGTTTCCCGATCAATGTAGCATGCGCTTCCCTCGGCTGTCGATGACTTTCCTTCGTCAAGCTTCTTGATCACACCGAACCGCTTACCTGCAGCGCGGAACGTCGTGCATCCTTTCGCCCCACCTGCATATGCCATTTTGTACAAATCTTTGAAGCGATCAAAGGACACATCGTCACCAACATTGCACGTTTTCGAGATCGCGGAGTCAACGAATTCCTGTGCATGACACAACACCGATACGTGATCTTCGGGTGTTAATTCGTCTGCGGTCTTAGCTTGTGTCCCGAAACGATCAAGGCCGTAGTCAATGAGTTGAACTAACCGACTTGATTGCGCATCTGGGTTGATTATTTCACGTTCTTGACGCAATGAAAACACTGGCTCGATCCCAGATGAGATATTGTCAGCAGTAAGTGAGATAGTTCCCGTAGGCGCGATTGACGTTAGGTGACTATTACGAATGCCGTGTTTCGCAATACCATCCCGAATGTCTTGTGGCAATGTCTTAACAAATTCACCATCCATGAAGGCGTCACGTTCGAATAGTGGGAATGCGCCTTTTTCCTCTGCGAGTCGCACGGAGGCGCGGTAAGTTTCATCGCGTATCAAGGCCAGCCCCTCGCGTAGCGTACCGATGAAGGCGTCTGACCCATACTCATACCCAAGCGCCTCGATTGCGTTTGCAACACCGGTTACACCAATGCCCATACGACGTTTGTTTTTCGCTTCGCACTCCTGTTGAGGCAAAGGATACATCGCGTAGTCAACAACGTTGTCCATTGCACGAACTGCCCCCGGGATGTCAGCAGCCATTCCTTCGAAGTCAATATACCGCCCGCCATTTTCACGAACGTATGGGACCCAATTTACTGACCCGAGGAGACATGCACCATAAGGCGGCAAAGGCTGTTCCGCGCACGGGTTAGTGGCTGAGATTGTTTCACAATAGTGAAGATTGTTCATTCGGTTTATTGTGTCGAGGAATAACACACCAGGCTCCGCCCAATCCCACGTTGCACGCATCATTGAATTAAACAATTCGACGGCACTCACTTCTGAGTACACCATTCCATTATGCTTCAAGTCGTACATCGCGTCTGAGCTGACGGCTGCCATGAAATCGTCGAGGATGCCTACTGACGTATTGAAATTAAGGAGTTCGGTGAGGTTTTGCTTTGCGTCTACAAACTGTTGGATGTCTGGGTGGTCAACTCGTAACGTGCCCATCTGTGCACCACGACGTCCGCCCGCTGATCGTGATACCTCGCAGGTTGCATCAAATGGCTTCATAAACGAAACGGCCCCTGAGGAGCCGCTGTTAACTGACTTGATTAGCGCATTCAATGGGCGAAGTTCGGAGAAATCGTACCCAATGCCTCCACCCGTTCGCATTGTAAGGAATGCTTCCTTAACACGATCAAAGATGCTGTTGGAGTCGTCCTCAATCCGGCCCGATACGAAACAATTATAAGGCGTGATGCGTAAAGGAGAACCAACTGCACGTTGAATGCGACCTGCAAACAAAAAGCATTGGTGCAACATCGACATTCTTATGTCTCGTCGGTGTTCCTCATTATCGGATAAGGTTCCCGATACTCGGTTGCATTGGTCAAGAAACATTTCCCCCTCGTGGCAGTATTTCGCGTCGTGTTCGAACATTGCTACTGCATTGGTAGGGCCGTACATGGTGAGTTCCTTTAATGAAAAAATGACGCCGACACCAGCGCCACGAACTGATCATTATGCAAGATCAACAGACGTTAATCAACGATTAATGTAGGTAATTTATACGGAATAACGCATAACTTTACTTTATGTGGTAAACCGTATATTACCCTTGACCGCGACTGCGTTTAAACGTTTTACTTTTGTTACGTTTACGGGTGTTTGCTGAGTCACCAATCGAGGTACGACGGTGACGTTTCGCGGGATCAGGTGCGGATGCACTAACAGGTGATTTCTTAGCCATTATTGTTGGGATGATTACCAGCCCCCTCCTCAACTTCTTCGGGTTCATTAGCTGCGGGTTCAGGTTCGATAGGCGCCAGCAAGCCATACAGTCCGCCGCCCTCTTCTTCGATCAATTCTTTCTCTTCTTCGACGGTGCGCGTAGGTGGCATGATTTCACCTGATTGCATATTCTCATGCATCGTCGTGCGAGATATTGCACCGCCCTGCCATGCCTTCACGATTGCATTGACTTCCTCAGGAGCGAGGCGCGTCTCAACAAAGTCCTTATTCAATTTCGCGTCAACTTCCTCTACTTTTGCCCCAACCCATTCGGCTGAAATACGAAAGGCCATGCGCAAGCCAGCGGCTGACATGTTTACTGCATTCGTCAAAAGAGACGTCTCACCTCGGCCATGCAGTCGGGCCGTTTCGGCTGTTTCGTTCGAACGCGACTCAGTCTTAATCATTTGGGCGCCGAGTGACGACATGCGAGTTTCTTTATCCTGCATCGCCGCACGTTGAGATTCAACACCCGCACCCGTGAATTCAAGCATGCCAACTTTCGTATCCTCGGGCAAATACCAAATCGTGCCTGACCCAATCGACGTGGGTTTCTTTGTCTCATCAAGCTGACCTGCGATCCATGCGGTCGGCTGTGCTGTAAGGTACAACGCGTGCTCGTAATCCGCTGAATTTCGATAGTGGCCTAGGTTGACGTTTGCGAGGTCAAGGAAAGGCGGCTTTTCGATATCGGGCCGTAGGTCGAATGTGTTGATGAAGACGAATGGGATACGATTAAGCGGTGCACCGTTGATTAGGGGCACAGTAGCTTCCGTCATGAATATATTTTTCGTCGATCCGATTCCTGATACTGATTGCTGTTCACTGACCTCGACCTTCCATTTACGAACCTCGTATTGACCCGCCTGATTAAGGATCAGCTCAAGGTACTGAACGGTATCGTCACCGAAGGTGTTGTCTATATCATCGCGCAGGACGATGCGCGTTAGGACTTTCTTGCCTTCGATAAAGGCCTGTTCCCAATTGATGATATCTTCCGCGAAATACGTTGCGAAATGCGGGAGGACGTTTGAGGCCTCATTGTACACGGGGAAGTCAGGCAGGATGCCATATCGACCGACGGTGAGGACCTCGCGAACGACTTCCTCAGCAAGTACCTCAAACGAATAACCATCGGTAGTGAGATTCTCGCGCATGGGCTCCATGCGTTCAGGTATTTCAAGGACGGGCGCGTGACGAAACACCATGCCTGTAAGGCCGCGCATTGTTCTTTCACATATGGGGTAAAATGCCGTGCGTAATTTGTAGGCGTCGTACTGCTTATTGCCCGTCATGCCCGAAGGCTTGGGGAGGTACGTCTGCCCTTGGTTTTTTATCTTGTCTTCGCCATCGATAACATCACGAATTTTCGCCCATTGGACGGTTCGCTCAGCATAGTTGGCATGCCAATCAGTTATATTAATTTCAGGCATCGGGATCCTCAGTTAGGAGAACCCCGATCATACATGTTGGGTATGCGTCGTGCAAGCGTTGACTTAATCTACGTTCATCGCTGCTTTTAGGCGCCGTGTGATTTCTGAAAGGCTTTTCCTGACAATGTGATTTTCATAGGTCGTTGTCTCCGATTGGGGGCATGACAGTTGTCTTTTTACATGCCTCGATTGAACGATATCGCGCACCCAACGGCTCACGTCGATTATAAAGGAATTTCCAATAGTCACGGAATAACGGAATCCCACGAGAGAAGTGACGACGGGGCCAATACGAGGGGTTGCGCGGATTTGCGTTTTGTGCAGAAGCCTTGTGCGTCCATGTGTACACGTTACCCTCATGATCAACGCAAAGGATTGTATCAACGCCTTCATCAACGTTGACGTATGGTTTGCCATCATGATCGATATCGCGAGGCTGTTCATCGATAACAAGAATTCTAACAGCATTGAAATTAACAGTCATTTTCCCATATACCTTTTTCCTTTGTTCGTTAAGGAAATGTAATCCCCATCGGAACAATATCGTTTCAGGACGAGTCCCGCATCAACAAGACGTGCAACGACGCGGTCGGGTATTTCAACGTCTTCGTCAGCGCGCATCGTATGACGCAGTAAAGCGTAATCGCTCATGGGAAACAATATTCAATAATCCTTTATCGATTGTTAATGTCGTGTTTTATTTCTGTCATAAGTAGGCCTCTAGCTTCCAACGTCGTGCAACCGACAATGCGGGAGTCAAGTTCGAGCATACCAGTATGGGTATGTGAAAGCACAATAAGAGCCTTGTCCCACTTTGCCGTCTTGTTTTCTCGAAGGAGGGATTGCAGGCAGTCTGTAAGGGTCCATTCACGGGAGTCGACTTGACGGGATGCGCGTTCATCGTTGAGGTTCACGGGTTCACGTGCATCAATAACATTTTGGATTAAGTCCTGACGACGCTTGAGTTTGCGGATTGCGTCTTCAAGGGTTGGGTTATCGTAGGCCGTCAATGGCTTTGATGCGTCGAATAAGCCACACGGATCAGCGGCCATACTGCTCATTGAGTCGTCAATCGTTAATTTCATTTGGTTCGTCCCATCGTTCAAGAGCTTCCATGGCTGCAATATCGGGCACAACAGTCTTGCAATGTTTTCCCGTCGTCGCGTGAGCAAGGACTCGCATCGCGCAATGGCAGACGATTTTCCTGGGCAGGATATTCGCGATATCACCTGATAAGCCATGAGTTAAATTGTGCCAAAATTCTTTCATAGTACGACCTGTTTAAACAGCCTGAAAAATTGTGTGTAGAAATCAACGTTCTTGCTGCATACCCCAATAACTGAAAGCGCATTCTACGCTCGGGCGTTAATTTCATTTGCACAATAACACAAGATCATCATGCGTCAATTTCGTTCCTAGGCATTTCAAAGGCTGGGCAATCCTCGTCCTCATCGCGCCATATGGAGGGAAGAGTAAATACCGATTTATTAACTCGAATTGGGTACACAATCTCAGGAGGTTTCCAAGAACAGTGTCCCGGTACCTGAGACCTTATACGTCCACCATCAGTCCTTTGCCATACAGCTAGCGCGCAGTTGCGGCATATAGGTTTTATTTCTTTAGGCATAAAGCCACCCGTCACGTTGCGCACCGTCGATTGCGGCCTTGAGGTTCTTACCATAGCTCGACCACATCTGCATCGACGTGCGGTACCATACATGCAATTGGCCATTCTTATGGCGACCGATGTACATGAAGATTGTGCCTTTCTCAGTCCAATTATGTACAGCGTAGAAGGTATTGTACTCGAGGGACTGGAACGCAATGTTCGCGTTCCTGATGTCTGCGATCAATGTCTTGAATTCAAGTTCGCGAGGTTTCAAGCGTCGAAGGTGCATGGTGTGAGTTGATTGTGCTATGATCTTCATGTCCGTATCCTTGTTCTGATTATGCATAATGACACAGGGACCTTAACAAACCCTTACAAGGTCACATAAGTTCGCAGGGTGGAGCCTGAACCATTTTTCTCGCGGACGAGGGTGAAGCCGAGTGCTTCGAACATTGTTTCCGCATCAACCGTTTTTGTTGGGAAACGCAATTTCGTGGAAAATCGCACGTCGTCGACCATGTACGAAACTGACTCGCGCTCGTCACGCGATTTGCTGATTGTGCTGAGGATGCGGTCTTGCATCTTGCGAACTGACTCGTCGTCGATTAACAAATCCCGGCTCCAAAGTCTTACCAACATGATCCGTATCCTTGTTCTGATTATGCATAATGACACAGGGACCTTTATAAACGATTAACGCCCCAGGTTGGTCGGATCCTAGGGCGTTAATCGTCTTACTCTTTCAAATTTTGCATTTAATTGGTAGTGGGTTAATTGATCATCAGATCTCTCCTGGGTTAGAACATGCACAACTTTGCATCATTAAATCAATACACAACACGATATCATATTATCCCACGTCGTCAACATAATTCCTAGTAAGCGCCTTTCAACATACCCTCCCCAGAATCGCCCTTGCCTATCATGAGGCCTGTCAGCCCCCATACCAATGAGTCGAGCCTGTCCGGTGACTCGTCGCCTGATAACGGCTCCCACACACATAACTGGTCTTCCATCTCATTGAAGTTGCCAACTAAGTGGCATCGTTTTTGTTCGAACAATGCAGCAATAGGTTCCGCTCGTGCGGCCTTGCCTCGTGATGCATGAACGATTTGAACATTGATGTTCTTGTTCTGAGTATGGATCGTATGCCTAACCATCTCCCCGCCTTGATTGCCCTCAGCTATGACGACGTCTGCCTGCCACATCTTCCAGGCCATATCAACACGCTTCGCCCATTCAGCAGGTGAGAATCGGCCCGAGTAATCAGCGAGGACGTATCCGTGATTATCTACACCTATGCCGCACACAGTGATGCCTGTTTCGTCAGATGTCGCCTTTGCTGTGATTGCTGGGTCGACTGCGACTGCAATTCGTTTAAAGTAAAAGTTGCCACCTGGCAATTTAAGCAAACGCGTTTCGTCAAGGTTGGGCCTTGACCACAACGCGCCTTCAGCCTCCTCAAGGAGGATTCCCATAAGCTCCTGTTTACCTAATCGGGTGCCTTCGTACTTCTTAACGACTTGCTCAAAGAACTTGCCAGCAAGATTTGCTCGGTTATCATACGTCGTCCCACGCGTCGTCACGGTAGACGGATCCTTCATCAAGTCAATGATGATCTTTTTAGGTTTGGGCGTCGTCGATATGAAGGATCGTGGGTTCTTGCCTAAGCGCAAACCGAACATTGCAAGGTCCCATGTTTCGGGCCTACGCCATGCGCATAATTCGTCCGCCCAAATGTACTCATGTTGGGGACCACGCAGTCGCTCGGGTTCGTCTGCACTGTACAACGCACATTGCGCACCGTTGTGCCATGTCAGTCGACGTTTCGATGGTTCATATAAAGGTTTGCCCACCGTTCGCCCATGGATATCGAGGTCGGCTGCATTAGAACATGCGAGTATACCCGACTCACCCTCGACCATGACGTCTCGAACGTCGCCCGCGGTAGGCGCAATAAGCCCGCCTCGCATGAACCCATTTCTGACTTGCTGACGTACCCATTCACCACCCGTTCGTGTTTTACCCGCACCGCGGCCTGCGAGATATATCCAATTGGCCCAATCACCCTCAGGCTCCAATTGTTCAGAACGGGCCATAAAGGTCCAGTCCTTGTACAAGGTATCGACTTCGGCTTGTGTCAAGGATTCGAGCCATGCCTTTGCATCGGCCTTAGCCATTGACCGAAGGACTTCCATGGTGACTCGGGTACTCATTTGCGTACCGGGTATGTCCCATCAGGCAACATGTCAAATATGGACCCTCCCGCATCAAGGTTTTCAGAGGCTGTGGGTGTGTCGAGGATGCGAACTATTTCATCGCGACGTTTCCGAAGCTGTTCGAGTTTCTTGTGAACGCCCTCCCACTCATACCCCATAAGTGTCAATTGACGTTGCAACTCGGTTATTGCGTCAAAGGACTGCTTATGTAGGTGAGCATGGACGTATTGGTCAATTGAGTGATTTGGTTCGGACAACGTTTCAAGTTGAGCGAGCAACGCCTCGGTTGGACTGTCAGTCATACCTTGTCCATAACCCTAAGGACTATCAACTCCTCATCGGTAAGCTTTTTCATGTCGTCTTTATACCATTCGGGTTGCCTTGAAAAAGGTAAGTTCCCATAAGGTTTGCTGAGTTCGGCCTGACGATTCTTAACATCTTTTAACAGGCAGCTAAGTTTATTTTGTGGTGTCTCAGTCAATGTCAAGGCCCGCCATTTGGGCGAGTCGCGTCTTAGCATCTGTAACGTCAACCTGAATAGGCCCATCGTCGGGGCCCTTCAATTCAACGGCACGCAATTGCTGAGCAACATAAGGAGCGGCCTTCGAGGCTGCGGTCATGCGCAATGATGCGTCCTGCTCTTCATCAGCCGCGGTCAACAACATATAGATCACTGGGTGGAAATTGACGATGTTAAACTTTTCCTCAATGAGCTTTTGAGCATCTTCGAGGAGCTGTGCTGACTTGGTCTTTGCGCCGGGTAGGCGACCACGCTTCGAGCCATCTTTTGAGGGAGGCATGTCCGCACGTGATATAGGGGCGGTGTCATCGGAATGAGGAACGTCAACCTTTTTGGGTTGACCGTTCTTAGCCCTACCATCAGTGGGTGGAGTTTTCATACCTAAAGGCATTGCGGCACCTTGTTGTTCTGCATTTCGTTATAAGCGAGTTATAGAACGAAACAAGGTAGGTTGTCAAATGGGATGTGTAGATCGACTAATCCCACTTTTCAAAGAGTTGTCAAACGGTACGCTTATATTGTGCGCACACGTGCGGTTTTACATGCGGTGATATGAATCCAGCAATATCACTGATTAACCAATTGATTAACCTGTAAACGAACTGTTGACACTGCAACAACCACGTCCACAAAAATTATTCTTGCACAAAACCCCTTACGCGCACACACGATATGTAACTGCGGATCAGGGCTTGTTCAACAAGGCTTCAATCTTGTCATAAGCAACTTTCTCACGTTTATCACCGTATTGCCTAAGCAAGCCTTGCACACTCTTTAATATATCACGCAACTCAATCAATTCGTCAGCCGCAGCCTTACACCATGCCTTCGGGATCTCAGCATGGTCCGCCCACATAGGATCATTTTCACAATCCCGCAATCGTTGAACGTTACTCACGATCCCACTCAACACGGATACCTGTGTGCCCTTCGATGTCGACCAAATCACCAGACTCAGCCGCACGCCAATATGTCCAGTAGGCGTCGGGCTCTTCAGCCTTTAAGGTTTGAACCTGATCAAGAGTCAATAGAGTCGTTGTAATCAATCGATCACCTTGAAAAAATTTAAATGTTTCCATCATTGTTTCGCTTTGCCCTCATCCCCAGAAATACGATTGTCTATCCAACTCCATCCAAAGTTCCACGCGCGCCAATCAACTGACCCATGAGGGTAAGGATTTTCGTGCGTCATAAACTGACGGTTGCGAGCCACCTCGCCTTCATGAAACACAACCATCATTCCCGTCATGAAATCATGTTGCCAAGCCTCCTTCGGCCTATGCCTCCCGGCCCAATACATCCCGGCGACGAAACACGCACAACCTCCCAGCCACCCATAAACCCAAATCATTCGTCTACCTCGTACTTTAAAGTGTGACTTTCGTCAGATATATAACTCGCAATTCGCGACTCAGCTTTCGCAAAGTCCATGCCCAATATCGTCGCGTGCTGACCAACGTTAAGATATTCCTTATCCCTGTACAACGAATTGAGTTCATCACGCGTCATCTTAACATTACTCACGCGATCACCGATCACTCGAAACGCCTCAACGTCCGGACCACGGTCGCCGACTCGAGCGTACATGATATCGTCGCCCATTTGCCCCTCGGGCAACGAACTCTTACCGAACCATCCATCACCTGCAACCCGCGACTGATTCTCCTCGATATCAATACGAGGTTCAATCCCATCCATTAGCCCAACGCGATGCATTCGATCATCCCGCATGACAACCTGAGATCCCCACAACAGACGACAATAACGTGTTTCAAGATCAATTGGACACTTCTCAGGCGCCGCAGACCCCCTGAACTGCCTACCTGAAACGGTCGACTTGAAGTGATCAACGAGACCCTTAAAGGCATCTTGAACAGATAAGACATGATCCTCGTCAACAACTTCGAACTCGTACCCGCCGTCTTTCCAATCCTGCCTACATTTGAAATCGTCAATGATACTCATTCTAAACCTCATTCCTAAAACTACGTCCATACCACGTCTTCATCCTCGGGCAATATGCCTCAAGGAACATTAAAACAAAACAAGTGACCGCAAAGCATGTTTAAACGCAACAACGCAATGCGTCCCACCGTACAGTAAATTACTGATCACAACGACACCTCTGTCTCGTGCAATTCGGTGCACAAATCGTCTACGTCATCCTCCAACATTTCATCGTCGAACCGGCCAAATATTTCCTCAACCTCGTCAGCCCATGCATTCATCGACTCAGAACGTTCCTGCAACAATTCACCAGATGGCGCATATTGCAACGACTCAGGCATATTCTGAATTTTTTCCTCGCACTCGTCTGCAATCTCACGAATACGTGATGCGAAATCCTCTGCATCCTCAATCGTCAACGACGATTGCTCCTCCTGAAGTTCATACAACGAGATCATGAATTCTGAACGCGTCAACTGAGATGGTTTTGGAGGTGTCTTTGACACTGATCTTTTTGAGAAAGCAAACTGCCACCAGTAGTAAGAATCGCCCACCTCGACCCCTATCGAAGGTATCGGTTTACGTGCGCGTTTTACATGAGTTACTCTTGGCATGTCGTCCTCGTTACCTGATTGACGTTTCGAATACTTAGCAATTAGTTAATCAATGTTTCAATGACAAATCATAACTTAGTTATACTAACGATCCGTTAACGCCCACCTTAAACGTCGCAATTCAATTCAGCCAATGCTGCTCGAACGTCAACGGGCTTTGCATCCTGCGCCCATGCAATCAATTCATGAGTCGCCTTTGCACAATCGCCCATCCAACGCCCATACGAGATGTATCGAACGCGTTCAAGTTGTTCGATGTCGGTACGGGCCGCCATCACAATCAACTGTTTCCGCGTATAGCCGGACAAGTCCTTAAACTCATCCGGCACCTTCATCCTGTCGGTGATCGATTTCATCGCGCCCCGGACCCAGGCTCAGCCTTAACACCCCAATCCTCAGCCGGCCCATATCGTTCGGGATACCGATCACAAAGCTTTGCGACGTTGCCCGCCCGCACTTCCTCGAAGTCAATCAAGAACGTGTTCATAATGTGCTGAGCGTACCAGAAGACATCACCCAATTCCTTGATCAACTTCTCACGATCCAACTGGTCCCCGTGAATGACTACCTTTTTCAAATAGTCACCCACACTACCAGCCGAGATGGCCATCCGGCTCGCGGTCAAATGATCTTGTAGACGACGTTCAGTCACCTGCATGACTTCCGCAGCCTCACCCATCAACCCCATCGGACCGAGTGTACTCGACTCAATAACCTCTTTCGTAAAATTGCCCAACCGGACAAATGCTGCGTAATCGCCATCATCCATTGCTATATCCACTTTCTGAAATTTGAACCACGCGTTCGCGCGTCCTTAAATGTTGTCCCGCAACCTCGTAAACCTGCGCCCACGTCGATGCAAAAGCAACGACCCGGTACGCCTCCTTGCTCTCAGGAGTCTGTCGAGCGATCCTCACTATGAATTTCATCACGTGCCTTTTCAAGGTAATATTTCTGGGTGTCGTGGGTGAGATGTTCAAATAACACTGTTTCAGTATCTGCTATTGCCGAACCACTCCTCCACAAACTCAATGCACGCGCCCGTAGTTTAACGTCGGGCTCAATGACAATCGACTTCACCCAATTTTCTGTGCGTTGATCACCTTCCAGATACGCCGCAACAGCCACCGGATGACGTTCAAAGATAGAATCAACAGCACCCTGCATTTTCTCGCGCATGACGCCCATGTCTATCTTCGGCGGCCTGTCATCAACCCACTGACCGGTTATCATCGCGTCACGCAGCACAACCAACGAGCAAATGGCTTTCGTGATATGGTTCAAACCCGATTCCTCGTCGATATCCTCCCCTTCCCACCACGGCATCAAGTGCCCAGCCATCGCGGCCTCAACATATACCGACGCCCGGACCTTCGACACGCGATAGTTGTGCCTACCATATTTCCTAGCCCCTTCGAGCATACCAACGCCGACTTCCCACAACACGGCGAACGGGATGCACATTATTTGACGCCATTTCTTTGTGCCAACAGCGTCTTTCGGGTTCGTGTCCTTCCCGCCCGCACCCCGCGGTGATCCGTCGTCGTTCTTATCCATCGGTCAACCTCGTAACTGATTCTTCGACCTTAACTACACACTTCATTTGTTTAAATTCCTTTAATACCAAATTCCGTGCCAGACTAAGCTACGCCCCGTTTAAATCACATGTGTGGCAATGTCTTAACAAATTCACCATCCATCCTGAATGTCTTCAACGAAGCCGTCAAGGTAAACCTCGACGGCCTTTTTATCGTCAAAGATAGGGTCCGATGTCACGAGGCTTTCACCGTCGCCATTGTTGACGATATCAAATGCAAACTTCCCTGTCGCGGGGTCTTCTTCAACTATTGCGTATACCTGGCCATCGGCCTCCTGCAACACGTCGAGTAATCCAATGTCATCCTCGACCGAGTCAACGACTGGGTCACCAAATGATGTGTGTCTCATTTCTCTCTCCTAAAAGTGTTCGCTATCATTGAACGCGAACGGGTAAAACTTTTTCTCGAAACCATTTGCAAAGACAACGGTATCACCTTCAATGACGTCTGACCACATACGCCTATCAGTGTTTCTGTGATAAAAGTCAGGCAGACCCCACACTCGCACCGCACTAAAATACTCCTCGCCTCGAAAACCTACAAAATGTGTCCTGGGGAGGGGAGGTTTCGAACCTCCGCCACTGACCGGGTAACCGCGGGTCCGTGTCAATGTGCCATGTCCACCGTCTGACCCTCCCCACACTATCCCTTAATGCACATCACCTGTTTCAATGTGTGCCTGATCTTTACCAAATCAGATTGTGCCGCCATCACGGCATCAATGTCCTTGTAGGCCGCTGGTGACTCGTCTATCACGCCTGGGTCCTTTCGACATTCAACACCGTGCGTTGCGACAATATGATCCAGCACCGAAATTTGTTTCTTCGCCTCGTTGCGCGACATAACACGCCCTGCGCCGTGCGAACAAGAATGAAATGAGTCATCGTTTCCAAGACCTTCAACAATGAACGACTTAGCGCCCATAGATCCCGGGATGATACCCAAATCGCCTTTCCTCGCCCGCACGGCGCCCTTCCGAGTGACCCACACGTTAGAACCGAAGTGGTTCTCAAATGAAATGTAATTGTGGTGGCAGTTGATAGCCTCGACGGAGCCCAAAACCGGACGCCTCATGAAGTCCACCATGCACTGATGCGCCGCTTGCATCATAAGCTGACGGTTCATGTGCGCGTATTCCTGTGCCCATTCGACTGCCTCCAAATAATCTTCGAAGTGGTCTGTCCCGTCGACTACATAGGCGAGGTCGTCGTCAGGAAGATTGATGAACCACTTTCTCATGTCTTCTTTCGCAAGGTTGATGAAGTACATTCCGATGGCGTTGCCGATGCCCCGGCTACCGGAGTGCAGCATTATCCACACCTGTTGATTCTCGTCAAGGCATATCTCGATGAAGTGATTACCCGTGCCAAGTGTCCCAAGGTGACGTACCGCGCGCTGCGTGACGGTGCCAGAACGGAGAAGTTTAGGGTGCTTGTCCATGATGACATTGAGGCGAGGTTCGATCCGGTTGAACGCCGAAAAGTGAGAGCGCGGAGCCTGACCCCACGCGCCCCTGTCACCCGGCCTGCCGTTGTTCGTGCGACCGTGCGGGACAGCCTTCTCAATGCGAGAGCGCAGCCCTGCCAAGCTGTCGGGAAGATCAGTCGCCCACAAGTCAAGCTTCATCGCTATCATACCGCAGCCAATGTCGACGCCGACCGCCGCAGGAATGATTGCACCCTTGGTGGCGATGACACTGCCGACCGTGGCACCCATACCCCAATGAACGTCAGGCATCAACGCAACGTGCTTATAAATGAAAGGCATGTTCGCAACGTGACGCGTTTGCTCGATTGCATTCAGTGCAATTGGAACGCCTTCAGTCCAAGACTTGACTGGGAACTTAGAACCCTCGTGATACTTATACGTCATGCCTCTTCCCCATCGTGCGGTTAATGATGTCCCACAACAAATCTTCACTCGCATCATAACGACAAAAGTCGTTGTCCGGTAACGAATTCCTAGGCACGAGCACACGAGGCAACGTCTTACCTCCCTGCGCCTGTGTCGGTCCAAACTTTTCAATGATCGTCGCCGACGGCCCGTCAGTTAACGTCTCATGAAAGTCGTTCTCGTGCATGTAATATCTCCATCACTGTTATAATTTCAGGAGCGTCCTCGGTGCGTGCTAACTTACGGTCGTAGTTTTTGTTATTAAGGTACTCGGCGTTGTACTTATTATCGACGAATGCCCACGCTAAAGGTTCAGAAGGTGACACGACTTTAACATTGAAGGAAACGTGTCGGTCGTGCATTCCAACTGACTCCCCAACCGAGTCGCGCGTGTGATCACGCGTTGTGAATGACCCAACAAAGTGATACATTTTACTATCCCGCAGCATCGTTGTCCTCCTTAACCTGAAGCCATTTCGTCAACGCCGCAATGCCTTCAGAATTCACTGAATAAATCGCGTCCTTCTGTGCACCAAGATGCTCATTGATGTACTTAACAAAATTCCAGCATCCCAACGCGTCAAATCTTTGTGCGGTGCCACCCAACGCATTTGTGCAATAATGATTGCGATACGCTGAGTCAAGATTATGCGACGACGGGCGACCCAACGCGTGGTGCATGTCGTCGTAGTCGTCATCGTTCGGCTCAATCGTTGGACACGGCCCGTATGTCTTAACCGCGCTCGCCTCAACCTGTTCACGTGTCACGTTAGACTCCATCAGTTGAGCACAAACGAAAGATACACGTTGCATCCACAATTCCCGTGGCGTCATGACGTGGCCTTTCGCTGCCTCTAACATAATATCAAGCTCTTTCGC